GGGAAGCTGATACTGTCCGAGTTGCAGGGCCATATCTGTTCCTACTTAAAGAGGCCGCCAAGCAGGCCGGAGCCGGCGTTAATCAGGCCGCCAATCATCGCTTGCTTGCGGTTTTTGCCGGCGTCTTCCTGGGCTGCACGTTGCTTGCCGTAACCCATCCACGCATCGGCCATGTATTTTCCGGCGAACATGTCGTTCTGCGCCTGGCCGCTGGCGATAGTCGTATAGAGGCTCGCCTGATCCTGACCGTAACCCGTCGCAAGACCGGCGAGGTTGCCGCCGTGCGCTTGATAGATCCCGGCAAGGCCGGAGCCGAGGCCGGTTTTCAGGTCGGCCATTGACGAACCATAATCAGTGTAAAGGTTGGCGAGGTTCGCGCCCTTGGTCGATGCAAGGTTCGCCTGCGCCTTGCCCTGCTCGCCGTATAGCGCCGCAAGGTTGTTTCCGAGATTGCTCTGGATATTGGCGCGGTTCGTGCCGAGGCCGGTGTAAAGGTTGGCGAGATTGCCGCCGTAGTCGGATGCAAGCTGCGAGCCGGAGAGCGAAAACGTCTTGTTCAGGTCGGCAAGCTGATTGCCCTTGTTCGTGAGAACATTGGCGCTGTTCTGACCATACTGGCCATAAACATTCGAGATGTTCGTTGACAGGCCCGTGGCGGCCTGCGCCCTGCGTCCGGCGTCGGTGTCGTAAAGGCCCGCCAGACCTTTGCCGAGGTCGGTCGCAAGGCTCGCGGTGTTCTGGCCGTATTGGTTGGCGAGATTAGCCTGCGCCGTCCGGCCGGCCATCATGCTATCGGCCGCCGCCTGACCCTGCGCCGAAACGCCCTTCACATTGTTCAGCCAGCTTCCCCATTCCTGGTTGGCCAGGTCGGAGCCGTATTTCTGTACAGCCTGCGCGGTGTTGCCGCTCGTCAGCATCCCCATCGCATTCGCCTTGCGGGCGAGCGCGTCGGTTCCCTGTTCGAGCATCCACTGATAACCGGGGCCAGCCTGGAAAGCCGACCGCGCGTCTGTGTTGCCGCCGGCGCCATTCAGGCCGAGCGCGTTGTTGACCATGTTTGAGGCGTTGACGCCCTGGTCATACCAGTTCTGATAACCGGCGATGCCTTTTTCGAGGTCGCCGCGCGCCGTGTTGTAACCCGATGTCAGGTCATTGCGGGCGACATCGTAATTGCTCTGCAAGGCGCCGGTTGACGACGCGAGCCCTTGGTCAAGGAAATTGAGCGTGTCGCCGTAGCCAGATTGCAGCGCGGCGATTGAACTGTCCCGACTACCGCCAAGCGCCTTTAATGCCTCGGCCGAGGCGCTATCAATGGCGCTAGACGATGTGGCGAGGCCGTTTTTGAGATAGTCCGTCGCCGTATTGTAGCCAATGCCAAGGCTGTCTTTCGCGCCGGCGAAACCCGACTGCAATTCATTCAGAGCCGTGTCGGCGCCAAAATTCAGCGACCCGGCCGCCTCGCTCGTTCCCTTGTTCAAATAATTAAAGGCGTTGTCGAAACCCGTATTGATAGCTTCGCCAGACTGGTTAAGCGCGTCCTTATAATAGCCGCTGGCTTCCTTGACGCCGTTCAACAGCGAGTCCGTAGACATGCCAAGGTATTTGGCGAGCGAGTCAACGGAGGTGTTGTAACCCTTGTCGAGAACGCCCTGCGACTTGCCTTCGGACTTGTCCAGGCGCGCATTCGCCTTATCCGTGGCTTGCTGCATTTGCTGCATCGCCATCAAATAAAAGATTGCGTCATTCGACATGCGTTAAGCCTTTCGAACCGCTGCTGACAGCAGTTTCAGGTATTCAGTCAGCGCCGTTTCGTATTCCACGACAGCCTTTGTCGGCCTGCCCTGCGCGTCAACGCGGGCGACATTCGGTGGCGGCGGCGGTGGAGGGTTTTGATTGAGAGGCATTAGGCCGGCCCTCTCGCTGTAAACTCAACCTTGCCGCCGCGCAGGACGCGGTGAACCGGCGAACTGGTCATCAAGCGAATCCGCATACCGTGCTGGCTCGCCATGCCGAGGCGGTTGACCCGAACAGTTTTCGAATATTCGCCTTCCGTGCCGAGCCGGCAGAGAATTTCGTTGCCGAATATTTCGCCGCCATCGCGCGACCAGGAGATGGCGACCGTCGGCTCGACCTGGATAATCTCGCCAGAGAGTGACCCCTGCCCGACCGTCCAGTCAAAGAACGCGGCCGACACGACCGAACGCATCGGAAAATCTTTCAATGGCGCGCTTTCAACCAACATCGAAATGTCGGTCAAATCGTCCTTGTATTCTCGGCTGTCGATATAAACGAGGTGGCTGTTGTCGTAGCGGGCGACAACCCAACGCTCGTTAAACAGCACAGCATTGCAGCCAAACCACCGCTTTTGCTCTTGCGTCCGGCGCTCATGCCAGAAGCCGGTGCGGAGGTTGTATTCCCATGTTCCGCCGGGTACGGAAAACGAGATAATCTGATTGCCGTCGAAGACATAGGCCGTGGCCTGTATCTGCGATTTTACCTTGACCGAATTAATCGCCCGCTCGACATCGCGGGTTGAGACGCGCACAGGGTCATAGCCGTTCATCCGGCGCACAGTGCCGTCGGATGCGACAAATACCTGGTCGCCGTTGAAGCCCTCTTCAAAGCCGGCAATCGCCCAGGGGCCAATCAAGCCAACAGGAATGACCGTCACCCGTTGAAGCGGGAACGGCTGCGTTCCGACGTTCTGGTAAACCTCGGTCGAGGTCTGGCCCCAGGCGAAGAACTGCCCGCCATGCGACGTGCCGCGAACAAGGCCATCGGGGTCGGCATTCGCCGCCGTGAAGGAAAGCGCGTTAATGTTCGGCGTGTTCAGGTCAGACGCAAATACCCGGCCGTCGGCGCAGGTATAAAGAAAATATCCGTCTAGCGAGCAAACGCTGTTGGGTGCCGGCAGGTTGCTTGTGTCGAGGTCAAAGACCGCCGTGGCCGTGACTGAGAACGCGCCAGCCGTCGAAACCCCGACAATACCCCTGATCGGCTTGGCGTTGTTCTGCGCCAACGTAATCGGGCCGTCGCCGCCAATGCTGCCGATAACCCGGTCAATCGAGCCGGTGCGGGTGACGTTGTAGAAACGGTCGTCCTGCAAGGTGCGGAGAACGCCATCGACGACAATCATGCCGCGATGCGTGTCCTTTTCCAGTTCGACGAACATCTTGGAGCCGGGAACCGGGCGCCATGTCAGCGTCCCGGCGTCAACGTCGCACCAAGCGTTAAGCAGTCTGCCGTAGCCCTCGCCGGCCTCTTGGCCTGGCTGCGAGGATTTCGGGAAAGGTATTTCAACGGCCGCCATTAGAAATATTCAGCCTGTTGAACCTGGCCATAAGATCCGGTCGAGGTGAGCAACCGCAGGCGGCGCTCTAATATCTGCCGGCCGCCCTCGTCGCTCGGCTGTCCGAACTCCGGCGCAATCTCATTCGCCAGGATTTTGGCGATGGTGACAAAGAACTCGTCCTGCACACACGGGACATCGTTCTCGTCAGGGTCATAGGGAATGAAGCAAAGCTGCAACGACGCCAGTTCGTCCATTAGCGGGCGAAAGGCGGCGTCTGCCACGGCCATGTCTTCCGCCGACGGAGTCTGCCCCGCGCCATAAGCGCCCAGGAAACTCAACGCCTTCGCATAGACCTCGTTGGCCGTCTTCATTGCTTAGACCTTTTTCTTGGTCGTCGTCGCCGTCCTGGTGGCGACCGTCGGCACAGCCGCAACGACCTCTTCGAAATGCGGGTGAATCCGCAAATCCTCGACGCGGTTCTCCGGCGCTTCCGTCGGCGTCGTCTTGTTGTATTCGACGCCCCACATATTCACGACCTCTGGGCCGTTTTCGTAGGTGTAGATAAATGCCGGCATTCTAGCCCCCAATGAGAAAGGCGGGAGCCGAAGCCCCCGCCCTTGTGATTAGAACTCGGTCGTGGCGAAGAAGCCCGACACCATGCCGTTGTCTTTCAGCTTCTTGCGGTCGTCGCGGTCGGAAGCAATCGCGTCCGAACCGAAAACCAGCTTGTCAACGCCATAGATAGACGAAACCTCGACGCCCTTCTTGTCGCCGTAGTCGAAGTCTTCCGTGGTCGTCTTCCAGCGGCGAGCATAAGCAACGCCAAGAGCCTGGGCGCCGCACAGGAACGCGCCGGCCACGTTCGCGCCAGCAGCGCCAACCTTGCCGAAATTCCAAATGCTATTCGCCTGCTCAATCTGCTTAATGATGACGCCATCCCAAAGGAGGTCGCCGCCTTCAAACAGGCGCTCGTTTTCCATCGTCTGAATGGTTTCGCGCTGCGCCTCGACAATCGCCGGGTCGTTCTTCAAATCATTGAAGGCGGCCGGGTGAGCGTAGAGGATGTAATAGCGGCGGCCCTTGTTCGCGACAGAACGGATCGGGCGGATAAGCGGGTCAGCAACCGTTTCAGCGATGCGCTTCATGTTGCTAACGGCGCGAGCCGTCAGAAGGTCGTTCGTCGTGTCGAGAGTGCCGGCCGCAGTCGCGAGGACATTGGACGAAGCGTTAGAGCGAGCAGCGCCAAACAGGATGCGGTCAGCATTGTTGGTCATCCATTCGGTTGAGGCCGCACCCGAAGCGGCGGTGATCTGAACACCATTAATCGAAGAAATCGACTTGATGATGAACTCTTCCGTGTGCTTCTTCGACCAGTCCTGCAACACGGCGCGAGCCGCGTCACGCAGGCCGATGGCCGAATACTGCTCTTCAATTTCCGGGACGCGCACGGCGTTACGGTATTTGTCGACCAGGATGTAGTGCGAACGGGAATAGAGGTCTTCCTCGTTGCCCATCATCACGTTCGAGCCGGTCACGGCCGCCTTTTTCAGACGGTTGACCAGAGCGAACACAAGACGGTCGCCCTTCTTCTTCGACAGGTCTTCACGAACCTGAATGATCGAGGTTTCGTTCGTACCCATGCTCTCCGAGAAACGGTTCTCGGTGAGGTATTCGCGGAAGAAGTCGTCATCCCACTGTGTAGGCGTAAGCCCCTTTACAGCGCGGCTATTCTGGGTTTCAGGGAAAGCCATTGTTCAGGCTCCTAATAAAAAGGCCGCCTTACCGGCGGCCGAAGATGTCCGTGAGGGATTGCGGCCCGCCGTATTCGGGGCCGCTGCGAGCGCCGACGTTTCGACCGCCTATGAAATTGCTCGGCATGTTATCCATCGCCTGACCTTGGCCCTGCGACGGTTGCTGCTGTTGCAATTCGGCCATCAACTCGGCTTTGAGTTTTTCGCGGTAAGCGTTCGGGTCTGTGCCGATTTCGGCCATCGCCCGCGCCCGCTGATGCCATTCGAGCATCGTCCCGTAGGGATGCGGAGAATTGTTGAAATGCTGCAAAAGTGCGTTAGCCGCCTGCGGGTTTTGCTTCTGCAAACCGCCGATGGCGTTAAGCGCCTCTGCGACAACCTCTTTCCCGTGCGCCTGTTCGGCCATGTAGCGCGACTGTTGGTCACGCTCGGCAATTCGCTGCTTGGCGAACTCCTGGCGCAACCGCTCTTCACGTCTCTGGACAAACCCCGCCGGGTCTTCCCAAAAATCCGGTTCTGGCTCTTGCTTTTGCTGTGTCGCCGTCAGTTCCGCCTGCCGTTGGGCAAGCATGATCTGCTGCAACTGCTGCATCTGGGCGTTTTGCTGTTCTAGCTTGCGCTCAACTGCTGCAAGATTTTCCTTGTATTTCCGACGCTCTGCTGTAAGCGCGGTTACAGGGGCCATCGGCTGTCCGTCGCCGCCCGCTTCCGGCTGTTCGCCTTCTTCGTGCTGTTCCGGGGCCGCCTGACTTTCAGGTTGCAATTCTTCCTTCTCGACTGCGGGCGCATTGCCGCCGTCGAGTATCTCTTCGAGACCACTCATTTTGGCTTTTCCTGTTTACGTCGAGGCGACGATGACGCCCGCTGTCCGGCGACGACTGTTTTTTACGGGAACAACCCGAACCGCCCGTAACCCCGGCGACGGGACTTGCGCTTAACGGGCTGGCTGCCTCATCTGCGCTTGTTGCTGCGCCATGCGCGCGTCGTGTTCTTGATCGCGGGCGCTATTTTCACGCGCAAACTCTTTGTCGCGCTCGCTTTGTTCGAATTGCGACTGACGGTCGCGCTCGCCCGAATAATCTTCATGCTGCCTCTGCCGCTCTGACATACCGGCTTCGTGCTGGCGCTGGCGTTCGTTGTCGTCCGTCTGCGTCTGCTGTGCGTGAATGGGCGCGTAAATGTCGGCCATCATCTTTTGCGGCAGTAGAGCGGTTTCGACTTTGACCTTCTGCGCCTCGGCGGCGGTCTTCTCGGCCTTGGCCGCCTGCTCCTGAATCTTGAACTGCGCGTTTTGCATTTCCATCTGGATCTGCGTCTGCTGCAACATCGCCTGCTGCGGGTCTTCCGGCTGCTTTCCAGCTTCCATCTGCGCCATGACCTGTTCTTTGTTGTGCAGGTTCGGCATGGCGGCGATAAGCGCCTTCATGGGGATTTCGCCATTGGCGTCGAACTGTTTCAACGACACTAGCGCCTGGAACTGCTCCATTTGCGAGGTAATGCCGTCCGGCGCATCATCAATGATGATGTCGCAGTCCATCTCGGCCAGGTTGGCGACAGAGCCGGCGACCTTCTGCGCGGCCTCTGGGTTATTTATCGCCAGCATTTGCACTTGCATCGGGTCCACGTTTAGGCCAACCCACTTAATATTCTTCTCGTCGTCGGTAACGCGGACCCATTTCTGTTCACGCCAGAACTGCCGGATGCGGTTCCACACCGCGCGGAAGACGCGCAAATCCAGATCGCGCAGAGCGTCCATAAGAGGCGCGACCTCCATCATCGCGCTCTGCTGCGACGCCAGAATAGCCTTGCCGCTCGCTGCGTCTTTGCTCTGCGTGTGACCGCCCTGCAAGCCGATATTGCCGGCCATAAGGTCGATTTCGTTCTTGGCCTCTTGCAGCATTTGCAAATGGCCCGTCGCCAGGTCGAGGCGCGTTTCGATCTTCACCTTGTCGGTGTAGCCTGGGGAAATCGTCACCCATCCATCAGGCCGCGCCATTTCGCGTCTGGCCTTCTCGACATCGCGCACAGCGCCTTCTTCTGCAACAACCTGATTTGTATTGAGAAGATGCAGAGCCTTAGAACGGCGCTTGTTAATCTCATCCTGCGGGCCAATCATTTCGCGCACGAGGCCGTAGCGGTCGTTTTCGCGGTTGACGTATGCAGAGCCGAAAACCAACTCACAATCGCTCTCGCCGCTGTCCGTCTGATACGGCGAGCGGCCAGCTTTCAGAATGCCGCCCTTCGTGAACTCGGCGAATTGCCACTCGTCGTGCTTCTTCACCCAAATCTGGCAGATACGAACGCGCTTGCGTTTCTTGTCAGCCCAGAGCGAATATTTCGGCTTGTCGTCGAATGTATCGCTATTTGATACAGAGGCGAGCGTGCTTTCCAGCGCCTCGACGCCGTCCGGATACTGCGCGACTGCCTCGTCGTAATCCATCCACTTAACGACGCCGAGATAACCAGCATCGGAGAAATCAGGCGCCGACGAGTGCGGATCAAAGAACATGCGATCCCAGGGGACAACGTCGAGAACGACATCGACCTCGCCCTTGCGGTTCTGCTTGATGGCGACGCGGTAGCCGGCCATGCCCTCGACCAGAAGATTATCCCAAACGCGCGAACGCTTATGATCAAACCGCTGGTTGTCGGAGACGTAGCGCAAAGCCTGCTCGCAACCCTCGGCGTCCTGTTCGTGCGCCGGCGTCCTGGGCAGAACGCGCGGCTGAACGCGCTGGGCCTGCTCATAGCCTTTTAGAAAGTCGACCTTGCGCTTGATGCGGTTGACGACGATTGGCGGTTGGCGCCGCTTTTTGTATGCGGCGATTTCCTCGGCTGTAAGCTGAATGTTGTCGACGTAGTCGCGGTCGCGTTGGCTCTCTAGGCGCGCGTCATAGCTGGCGTCTTCGCTCGCTTCGAACATCGAAACGAGGTCATTTACCTCTAGCGCCGCCGTGGCCATTCGTTAGAACCTTCCGCCCGTCATGGCGTGGCGACCGGCGCGGGAAGCAGCGAGGATGTCGGCAATCGACACGCCCTGCGAGCGCGCGGCGTTCTCCATGGCGCCTGGATCTTTCCAGCCAGGACGCGGCTGCGCCGTCGGCGCCACTTTCATCGGGCCAGCAGGCGCGGCAATCGTCGGCGGCTGAAAGGCGGGGCCGCCAGCCATCGGAGCGCGCCACTCGTTGCGCTTGTTTT